CCTAATAATTGGAATCCTTGAGCACTTGTAGTACTCATATCTTTTGATCTGATAGAAAATTCCTTAACCGCGTCACCGATTTTGTCAATTTGGAAGGCTCCTGATTGAGCACCCTGAATTAAGGTATCGGTAAATTCTTCAGCACTAATACCTAATTGAGCAAAATGGGTTCCATATTCATTTAACGTATCAAGCATATCATTATTCTTATCTGCTCCCTGTTGAGCACCTTGAGCTACTAGAGTATATGCTTGTTCTGCTGTAATTCCGAAATTAGCCATTAAACCATTAACAGTATTAATACTTTCTGTAACATCATATCCAAAGGTATCTCTCATCATTAAGGCTGTTTGGGTTGTATTCTCTAATTCTTCACCAGTTTGTTTTAATGTCTGTTTAACTGTTGCCATACTTTCGGCAATATCATCAAAGGATTCTCCAAAGTTATTGTTATAGATATTTAACAACGAATCCTTAAGCTGATCAGTTTCTTCTGCTGTTGCTCCTGTTTGAGTCGATAAAGAATTCAATGCTTTTTGAAGCTCATCAGCACTCTTTACCCCTTGCACTCCCATTCCTAGAAGTGCAACACCAACGGCAGCTACACCACCAACAACCGCACCCTTTAGAAAGGTAGAAAAACCACCCATTTTACCTTGTAAATTGCCAACAATGCCTTCTGCACCTAGCATACCTGAAGTAAAACCCTTGTCATTCAGCTCCAAATTATATGCATATGTTGCTAAATCTATTGTTGTAGACATATTTTTTTCACCTCCTTTGCATAGAAAAAGGATAATAAGTCTTAAACTCATTACCCTTTTTTATATCCGGTTAAAGTACGTATTCTTCCAAGATCGGCATTTGTGTTAAATCGTCTCTTTGATTTTGCTAGTAATTCTCTACCTTCGGGAGTTGATTTAAGTTCAATCAATCTAAAATGCTTCAGTAAGGAAAGAAAAATAACATAAGGCCATTTTAAAATTTCAAAATAATCTCTTTTTGATTTATCCATGAGATACGTAATATTTTCCATTATTTCTATATCTTCCGAGTCTTTAGAATCCCCCGTTATTAGGCGAGGGAATTGGAGTTTGGGTCTTGTGCTATCTCTCCAATAAACTTCATCATTTCTCCGATAACTGCCTTTATATAGCGAATATCATTGAATCTTTCTTTAACAAATTCAAGTGTTATATTTTTTGATTTATCAAGATTAAGAATATCAACCACTATTTCTTGACCTTTTTTAATTGCTTCAGCTTCACTTTTCATTTGAGAAATCCGTTCATGATATGCATATAGTTGCATTACAAACCCCAAATCAACCTCCCCTGGGATGGTGTATTCCTCACCTTTAGTATCTCTAAATATTAAAGATTCACGAACCAATAAACCTAAATCTACTATTCTACTCATTATCTATCCTCCTACGCTTGTACAAATGTTTCAACGATCTCAACTAAGTTGCCGTTATTGTCTGCTAGAGCAGAAAATTCACAATCACTTGTTAAGGCTTTTTCTTTATCAAAACTAAATTTAAAGCCATTGGTGTTTTGAGATTTCGAAATATTAACTGTTAGAGTACAGCCATCATCTTTTGTATGTATAAATCTTAAATAATTTGTCTTAAGCATACCTTTGCCGCCAATCTTTACGGTTTTTGTTCCGGTTGTACTATCTGTAGTAACTGTAGCTGGAGCTAGGATAGCAAGATTGTCTACTAACCATGTAATAATACCAACCGAGAATGTCACTTCTTCTTTGGTTATGAACCTTGCAACTATACCTCTATTTCCGCTTTCAATTTCTTTTATTGTTGGTTTATAGACCAATTCTGCCCCACTCTCAATTGCACCTACGTTTACTAATGCTGCCTGAATTGCATCCTCTGTAGCTGTTTCAGGATTCGCAACAGTTCCTAAATACAGTTCACCACTACCTAACAATATAGGGTCTGCTTCTTGATAATCTAATGCCATATAATAAACACCTCTTTCTTAAAATTAAATTTTGCATAAAAAATAGACAACCATTTCATGATTGCCTGTATCAGGATTCTTCCAAAAACCACCGCCGTTAAGGAGTTTTATACTTCTAATAGTGGTTTCATCGTCTTTAATTATCGTTTTATCTCTTGGATCATCGAGCAGTTTCATTAACCTACTCTGTATTGCAAGTAACTTGCTTAGATCCTTGCTAATCAATCGAAATTCAATTTGATAATCCTTTATATAACCCCCTGAAATGGGTTTAAAGAAATAAACTAGATATGTCTCATTCTCTATTTCTTTTGGTTTTTCTACCAAATAAATTGATTCCTGATTGTTAAGTAAGGCTTTTAACTGCAAATCCTCAAGTAAATAGTTTCGTATTACTTTCATGGCGTTAAAACCTCTTCAATTTTATTCATAATAGTTTGTTTATTTTGATCAACTGCTGGTTCAAGATATGGATTTTGTCTTTCTGCCCAGTAAGCATATTCAACATTAGAACCAACACTTCCAACAGTCTTTTTATCATCACTTTCAACCTTATGTGTTATTGATCTTTTTAGAGTACCAGTATCAACAGGACAATTTAACTTAGCATCTGCTTCAACAATTAAACAAACCTCTTCTACCGCTTTTTCGCGCCTTGTCATCACATCAGTGATTACCGCTTTAAAAGGGTTACTCATCATCAAGCATCACATCCAAATAATCATCCCATGCAATGATTTTGATGATCTTAAATTTCTTACCTATTGCATCAGTAACAGTCATTTCCATCTTAATATCATCATCAATATCGCAGAATGCTCTTTTGGTTACTTGCTCCTGGTAACCATATTCCCGATAAAGCAGTTCGCCCGAATAAGGTTGAATATCGCAATCTATTGTTTTTAATACTGATTCTGTTCCCTCATGATAGATACCCCAATCATCGATATAGCCCTCAGTGTTTGTTAAAAGATTTAATATTTTATCATAGAACATTACCCCATCACCTTAATCCTTGGTGGAGGTAAACAATCCTTAATTGATTGAGGAATACCATCAACTAGTGTCTTTGATCTACTCCCTTGGGTTGATTGAATAACCCCTACCAGACTATCATTCTTATAATAGAAAATAGCCAATTTAACAATCGTACTATTAAGAGTTTCGGGGATTTCATCTATATTGGAATAGTTTTTAATTGCCAATTGAGCGTTATCCAAGTGAAAATTTAAGGTAGTGTCTTTACTTGTGTCGCTTATACCCAATAATTCTTTCATCAATTCAAGCATTCAACCACCACCTAACTCTTAACAAAGCCTTGATAGTAAACATCGAAATCATCGGATACAGTGAATTGTTTAATAAATTCAATTTTGTAAATTTCAATGTTATTAAATCTAGTTGGATTTATTTCATATAGTTTAATCGGATCACCATCATTAATTTTGACTTTAAATAATATTAATGAAATTGGGCCATCAAAATCTATCGTTAAATCATACATAGTTTTTTCAAATTCTAAAATATATGTATTTTCGGTACTGGGGATAGTAATTGTCCCGCTTTTTGCTTGGTTGAACAACAAATTAATCACCTGCCTTTTTTGGTTTAGAAGGTATTTTTGATTTCTTCTTTTCATGTTCAGATTCTATAGTTCCCTGTATAATTTCTTCGTCAACCGTCACATTAAAATCAAAAGGGGTCTGCACTAAGGCAAACCCCATATTAATCAATTTGTCACGCATTGAGGAAGAATCAACAATTTTAACTTACATTTTCTTTCTGTAATTTAAACATTTGATAATCCTCTCAGCTTAATTAAGCAAGTGCTTCTTTGATGTTTACATAGATACCATCGACCTTATTATCAGGGATAAATAAATCATGATATTTTCTGTAATCAATCTTCCAAGCATTGGCAGTTTGATTGGTCATAGGATCAAATATTCTAGGAATATCAGTTTTTGATACAGCTATAGCAGTATTTCTAGCAGTAATGATCCAGTTAATGGATTTTGCTACATCACCAGAACCAGCTCCACCAGCAAGAGATTTAACAGTTGACGCACTCTGTACAGTATTCGCACTAACAGCAGTAGCAGTAATCAAAGCCGCACCATCACCAGTAAAGGTTAAAGCTGCAATGTCACTAGCCTTTACAGATAGAGCAACAGAACTACTATTAGTTCCTAATGTGATAGTAAGATTGCCAGTAGCATCAACTACACCAGCAGTTGTTGCACTT